CAAGCGACTTCCGTCACTTGTTGTGGGCCGTCCCACGGAGCCGTCCCGCATGCCCTCCCAAAAGGGAGCACGTGCGGACCGACACCGCGGAGGCGATGCGTCTCCACTCCAGCAGGTTTGGACTGCCTGCTGGAGCGGTCTTGTCCATTCTGGTTGGGATTCTCTCCGTTGCGCTTGGTGGCTTCACTCCTGGTGCATAAAGACCGGCCGTACCCGCGGCTGGTTCTTTGTTGCACGGGAGTTGAAGCTCCTTGCGCAATGCGTCAGAGCGGCGTCTCTTGGCTCGCCCCCGCTCGCCTGTCCGGCTATCCGAAAGGATGTCGTCAGGTGTTTCGAGGACTTGGCACGTGCACGCCGCCGAGACGGTTTCGCCTTCAGTCGCTTTTCCCGGTCTTTGCCACGGCCCACGTCTGTGGATCGTGCGTGTGAGGCTGCGATTGAAGTGTCGAAACGAGAGTTTCCCACATCGGGTGATACGGTGAGGAGCCTTACCCGCTTCGTGGCCGGCACATGCCGGGCGCGAGTGGCTCCTCCCCGTACCTTCCCCTCCTCCAGCTCTTCCTGCTTCGAGTGGCCTGCCACTCGAGGCGGGATCGATGGCTACTTGTACGCTGTTGGCTGTGCGTGTGAGTCCGGCTCCTCTGACGATCCTTCGATCGCCCGGATCGTTCCGAGGAAACTCACTCGTGTTGACCTTTCCATGTACGCCGAGGACTCTATCGGCACGTTCGCGCTGCGGGGCGCGGGCGTGGTTATCGATCCAGTGGGTGCCCGCACCCGCTTGGTAGATTCCGATTGGGTCCTCGTGGATTGGTACACACGAACAACAGCGGACATCCGTTTGGCGTACCGGTGCGCTGGCTTCCTTGCGTTGCGGCGTTGGCGTCATCTCTCCGGAGATGGCCCGCGTTCTCGCATGGAAGGTATCGCATCCCCCGGCATGAAGGTTCGGGTTGTCGGCGTTCCAGACGCCTTGACCTTCATTGAGGGGGATTGGATCCGTAGGTCCTGCCCTATGCTCGCTCGCGGGCATTGGGTGGTTTCCTCCGGTCCAGCCGGGCAGCCTTACGGACTCACCGCTCGTAAGGGAGCGTCCTTCATTAGCGTCGACTTGTCGGCCGCTACTGACGGGCTCTCTCACGATGCGGTGGGAGCAGTCATCGATGGCCTCCGACGTGGGGGCTGCATCCGTCCTGCGGATGTAGCTCTGGCACGCAGAGGCCTCGGGCTGGAAGTGCCTACCGCGTGGTCTTGGAAAGAGACCACGTGGTTGGCAAGGAGGGGAAGCCCGATGGGCACTCCTCTCAGCTTCATCGTTCTCTCGTGGGTTAACGCCTGGGCTACCAGTGCGTTCACCCACGCCCGCCACCATGGTGATGACGCCGTCGGCCGTTCTCTCCACTCTTACGAGTTGGATGAGTATCAGCAGGCGATCGAGCTTGTCGGTGGAGGTGTGAACCGCGCTAAGACCTTCATATCGTCGTCCGGGTGGACGATGTGTGAGGTCGCAGCGTGGCCAGGGGAAGATGGAGCCGAAACGGACGTCTTCGTCCCTCCCCCTTGTCCCCCGCCGGGGCTTCAAGCCCCGGTCGCGGCCGAGTCCAGGTGTGGTGACCTGTACTTGCGGAGACAGGAGAGAGTGATGAGGACGCTCTTCCCTTGGTGTCATCGGGACCCCCGGCTGCGCTTGCCCAGCGCTGTCGGGGGCCTCGGTTACACAGGGAGAGGTCTTGCCGTACCGCGGTCGCTCCGTGTTAGGTTGGGTACCCTGGTTTCCAGGGGACCCGACTACCTCGTAGCTCGCGGCGTGGCCGGCAAGACGCCGTTCAAAGAGGAGGGCCTCTATCCCCGCCCCTTGGTACCGGTTCCGAGTCGGCCGCGCAGTTACCACGCTGCGCGTCGACTTGTTGCCTCTGATCCTCTTGAGGATCCGGAGGGGGTTCCGGTACCCGTCACTAGTCTTGTCATCTTCGAGAATATGCTGATCGAAAGTCAGTATAGACTTATTGAAGGAGACAAGTTCAAGCGACGTTGGGGCGGTGATAGACCAGAAAGGACAAGATCGAAGTCCCTGTTCCGCCGGTTGGGCGATGGTTGTCGGCTCGCGCCACCTCTCTCGAGGCGGCACGGCGTCGGCGCCATCAACCGGTGGGCTGCCAAGCTTGACGGCATGACAGTCAGGGTCTTCGACGACGTAGCTTCTGAGATACGGGATTGCATCCCAGATCCCTCGCAGACCTAACCAGGTCGGCATGGGAATGGCTCGAC